TTATACTTACTTACCTTTTATAATTGAATTTCTTATACTCAATTTACATTGAATTGTTTGTTTTGCTTGGTCAATCGCTCGGTTTAATCTTGTAATTTTTGTATTCAATCTCAACTTTGCATTCATTCTCAATTTATTATGTAATGATTCAGGTGATACACCATTGTTCAATTGAGATTTTATAAATTTTATTTCACATTCATTCATTTTTGCACTTTTTTTTATGTGAATTTTGTTAGATATTATTCTTAGATTTTTATAATGTGTTACAAAATTAAATTCAGCTATATTGTTTAAATTAAAATTACAACCTCCGTATATATGGTCACAACTATAACCATTGGAATTTCCCCATAGTTCAATAATATTAGTCTTGCCTGAAACTTCAATATAATGTTTATGAAGTGTATTAATATCACATCCTTTTTTTTCAATACATAGTTGGTTTAATTTTTCAGTACATGGTTCCATTATTGTTCGTCGATTAAATAATCTATCTGTATGCATGTGATGAGTTTGTATAACACATGGACATGTATTTGCGGTTATGTTGCGTTTACAACCCATGCATTCAAGTTTTGCCTTACCATTTTGTTTCCCAGTTTGATACATATCAACCACTAGTGCGATTCTGCCATCCTTTTTTGTAATAGTATCACCGATTGACAATTTGGTTGATGTCTTATTTGTCAATTTAGTCTTATGTTTATAAACATTCTTTTTTTTGTATGTTTTATATACAGGATCATTAGGATTAATTACTGCGTATGTCATATTATTATATTATTAATTGTTATAGTGTTTTATTTGGTGATTCTAATTATAAATGAAATTAGTAATTCAATTTTATACATTTTTTAACATAAATAATCCAGATTTTTATATAAAAAATAATCGGTGGTTTTAATGTTCAAATGTGTAAATGTTGGATAAATATAATAATAATCAATCTATGATTTCCAATTTTTACCACAATCTAAACATGTAATAAATATAGTAGCAGGTTCATCTGCACTTCTAGTTTGTAATTCATAATATGTACATCGTTTTGACTTGCATTTTCTACATGTAAACATGTCAGTAGACGCTTGTATATTACTTGTATATTTATTTGCATCTAATATCGTTTTTTTATCAATTAATGTTTTCCATCGAGCATGATTCATTTCTTGATGTGTCATATTCGACAATGCCATCGGAGTAATTTGATTATCTTGTAATTTATGTAGAAGTTCAGGATTCTTTAGATTTATAAATATGCTTCTCAATCTATCTAAATATAATTGTATAAAATATGGATTTTCCCATTTTTTTATTATCTTTTGTCGAGTTGATTCTACAATGGCATAATTAAATACACCTTTTTCTAAATTAATAGAAATTGTTTTGTCTCCAATAATATCCATAAATTTTAACTGGATATTATCACGAAATTTTGTTGGGTTTGGGATAGTGTGCATGTTTATATGTATTTATGTATTATATAACAACTTAATCATTTTAAATCAATTTTTCATTAAATATACGATTCTTCTATTAATTCATCTGTGCAATTTATAAATGACAATTCATCAGATTCATGATTGTTTTCAGGTTTCGATATTTTTCTAGGAGATTTTTTAGATGTAGTAATCTGTTTTGGGATTTTCTTAATACATTTGCGCACACGTTTCTTTACAATGGGTTCTTTATAGTCTTCGTCGGAATCAACTTCATCATCATCAACTATAAAATCATCTTTAATATATCCAGTTTTAGTTAGTTTTTCACCGAATTTAATGTCATCCTCATCGTCATCATCGTCATCATCCTCATCATCCTCATCATCGTCATCATCCTCATCATCCTCATCATCGTCATCATCACATAATTCATCAAACCCACCATATAGATTATTATAAATAGCTTTCCATTCAATTGATGTAATTGATGTGGGTTCATCATTTACTTTATTTATTATTACACAACTGTTGAAAAATAATATTACATCAAGTGGGGGTGGAAATTCATATTTATTTTCTTGATTTGCACGTCCATCTACTTTTCCATACATTGAAATTGAATATGATTTGCCATTTAATTTGGGAATGTCCCAAGTATGACGACATTTAAATCCGTCACTAGATTTAAATCCTGCCTTTTTATATAATTCACATTCATTGTATGTTTTAATAGGTGTTTCTTTAACTTTTCCAGTTTTATCAATAATTAATATTGTAATTGTCATATTAATATTATAATAGTAATTAATAAATATAGATAATTGTTTTTAAGTTTATTTGAGAAATATATTTTAAAATTTCTTCGTTTGACTATGCTTTTTACATTCTAACTAATTGTATAATTAATGATATATTCAAATAATACATTTCAATTATGCATTAGTATAATTGTATCATTTATAATTATATATATTATCCAATATATATTCAACTATTTTATATATACATATAGCATTCCAAAATCAAAAGATTTAGTAAATACACAATTATTCAAATATAAAAAAATGATTGCCGAATTGCAACAAAATAATAAGAATAATAAAAATGAAGATGAATCCGATATAAATATGGCAGACATGAATGCAGATTTACTTGAATATATGGAACAACAAATGGAGTAAATGATATAGACAACATTATTGTATATATCTATATACACGAATATATGGAACTAAACTCTATCCATATGTCAATGATAATCAATCGATTTCCTAAGTTCAATATGCCATATGAAACGGCATATTGTAACAATAAATCTCCTGAATATGACATTGCATTAGCCATTCCATATGGTAAAAAAGTGTATATATGGTTTACATTTGACAATGAAAATGATAACTGTTATTTACTTGATATTAATAAAGATAAAAACGTCATACCAATTGACATTATTAATGCATGTAATTATAATGAATTATCTAGAGGTACATTGTTATATGGGACTAACATAGTTGATGAAGATTCACATCGTTCAATTATTATGATTGAAGATATAATTATGTATAAAGGGGTTTTGACAAATAAAATCGCATTTAATAAAAAAATATTATGTATTACTGAGACAATTCAATACATAAATAATCTTAACATTAATTATATATGTTGTTTACCTATGATTTATGACATTAATTCACCGCAACCTGATAACATTGCCTACAATGTACATCATCTACAATATAGATCAACTTCTCAAATCAAACCATATTTAAATTTAGAAAACTCACATAGAAATCATAATGAATTACCAATTATTTCGGTCAATAATTACATGAACCACATTCAGGTAATAAAACATAAATTTGATTTTTCAAAACCTCAATATAAACTACATACCACATTTCAATGTTATGCTGATTTGCAAACTGATATATATCATTTATATGCATATAGTAAAAACAATATACAAATATACTACAATCTCGCATATATACCTAATTATAAAACCAGTGTTTTTATGAATTCGATTTTTCGAAATATTCGAGAAAATGATAATTTAGATTATATCGAAGAGAGTGATGATGAAGATGACTTCCAAAATACGGACATAAATAAATATGTCGATATGAATAAAATGGTATTAGTTGAATGTGTTTTCAATGTTCGATTTAAAAAATGGGTACCAATAAGAGAATTGCCAAATAATAACAAAGTTATACATATTAATAGGTTAGTGTGAGAATCATCTATTTTTTGGTGATTGCACGAAATACGATGTATAATCCGATGATTGAAAATGCACCTGCGGTAATTTGATTTATTAGATTACGTTCAATGAAAACTGCAACTTGTTCTGATTCTTCATTGTTTACGTTTTTTGTCTTCTTATTTAGATGTTGTAATGTATTGGAATTCGGCCTTATTGGCATTTCTAATTTCATGCCAGTTTCGCCATTATAATTGCTCAAATTTAAGGTGGTCATTGAGTTCATGTTTTGAAATGATTCTGTTGGATTTTTTATGTTTTCAAGTTGTGCTGTGATGAAAGTTATATTCTTATTAATATCAGTCAATATAGAATCATTGTTTATACCTTCAACTACTTTTAATTTTTCCAATTGTTGTGCTATGTCACTTAAATTATTATCAATGTCTTCAAGGGTTGCGTAATTTGGTGAACCAATTGTAAATCTTTCATTTTTTTCAATTGGTTTAATGTTTTCATTTTCTTCAATTGGTTTAGTTTTTTTAGCTTCTTTTTTAGCTTTTTCAGCTTTTTTAGCTTCTTTTTTAGCTTTTTCAGCTTTTTTAGCTTTTTCAAGTGTTGCTTTAAACATTTTATGCTATATATATATATTATTTATATTTATAAATATAAATAATTCTATACATAATCCATGATTATATATAAGTTGAATAATTTAAATGAGTTGATGCATTTGGTTTATAATTTGTTACAATCGATTTTAAATCAGATGAATGTGATGTACTGCCTTGTTGACTAAATGCATTAGACGATGCATTATGTCTAAATTCATATGGTTGTTTACCCGCCATCGTCTTAAATGTATCTTGAGTTTGAGTGGTATTCCATTGTTGACTATTGTTGCCAATGTCATTAATATATGCATCAATATTGTATTTATTGGAGTTAATCTTGGTTTGAATATGTTCATCAATTGTATGCTTGTCAGTTTCTAACTTAGATATATTGTTAGAAATTTTAAGTATAATTGCAGAACCATCTAATTTAAGGTTTTCAATATCTTGTATTTTTTTCAATCCAGTGTTTGCCTGCTCAATTACTACTGAAAATAATGGATTATTTTTATATTCATCATTTTCTACAAATTTGACAAGTTTATTATGAACCTTATTATATGTAATATTGTCAGTTTGTATTATGTTATTTGTATCGTTAGATAAGGCAGATATTCGAGAATTATTTGATAAATTTGATTTTAATGTGTCATATTGTCTTTTAAAGTCTGTATATTGTTGATTGGTTAAACTCTGAATGATATTAATCGGTGACACATTGGGCATAATTACATCAGATTCCAATTTTTTTAAATTACCTATTAACTGATTGAAATAATTATATGTTAAATTTAGATAGTTATTTATTTTACCAAACAGTTCACCAAATGTATCTGCAGTTGCATTGTCTGCAGCTGCTTTATCGGCAATAGCTTGATTTACTATGGCTGCAGCTGCGGCGACTTTGTCTGCAGCTGCTTTGTCGTCTGCTACTTTTTTTGCGTTTGCGGCTGCTTTATCCGCGGCGACTTTTATTGCTCGGGCTCGGGCTTCTGCTTTTTTTTTTGCAATATTAAACAAATCTGAAAACCAACTCATATGTTATATATATAATATTATATGTTATTATAAATATGTAACTTATTCTAAAAGTCTGCTGTAAAATCGAATATATCCTCATCCACTGTTTTATTGGCTAATGCATATTCTGAAACAGTTCGTTCAAAAAAATTAACTTTTGATTCAATGCTTATTAATTCCATAAAATCAAATGGATTACGTGAATCATAAATCTTATTATATCCCAATTGAACACATAATCGGTCTGCAACAAATTCTATATATTTAGCCATTAATTTATTATTCATACCAATCATCTTACATGGAATTGCATCTGTAATAAATTCAATTTCAATAGTTACCGCCTCGTGTATAATTTCATGAATTTGATGTTGGGTTAATTTATTATTCATTTTTGTATATAATAAAACGGCAAATTCAGTATGTAATGATTCATCTCTAGCAATTAATTCATTTGATGTAGTTAAACCAGGCATAAGTCCGCGTTTCTTTAACCAATATATAGATGCAAATGAAGACGAAAAGAATATTCCTTCAATTGCAGCAAATGCAACTAATCTGGTTGCGAAACAACTATCATTATCATCTATCCATTGCTTTGCCCAATTTGCTTTTTTTGCAATACATGAGAAATTTTGAGTAGCTTCGAATAATTTATTCTTTTCAAATCGGTCTTGAATATACGTATCTATCAATATGCTATACATTTCAGAATGAATATTTTCCATGGCTATTTGAAACCCATAAAATGCTCGAATTTCAGATACTTGAACCTCATTCATAAATCGTGCTGCCAAATTTTCAAGTACAAGTCCATCTGACGCTGCAAAAAATGCAAGCACCATTTTTATAAATTTTCGTTCATCTTCTTCTAAATTTGCCCAATCATTTAAATCCTTGGATAAATCGATTTCTTCAACTCTCCAAAAACAATCAACTTGTTTTTTATAAAGTTGCCATACATCGTCATATTTAATAGGAAACATTACATATCTATTAATATCAGGTGTAAGAATATCGTCTGGTTTAATGACTTGATTGGACATTTATTGTAATATATAAATCTGGGATATAATATAATATTATTATAGACAAATCTATATATCAATGTATAAAAATAATGTATAAATATAATGTATAAATAATAATTCATGCAAACGTTAGCATCTCCACTATTTGGGACTCCAAACCGAGGCATACATTCAATACGTCTATTTAATATTTCAATTATAGATACATTAATGACCTTATTTTTTGCTTATTTGTTATCTATCAAATTAAATTATCCATTTTGGATAATATCTATTGGATTATTCATTTTGGGAATTGTCATGCATCGATTATTTAAAGTACACACTACTATAGACAAATTGTTATTTAATTAAATTGCGTTATATTATTCACACTTGAATTGAATGATTTTACGATATTTAGATTGATTCATTGTGTTGTATATAAATTATTATACGTATGACAATGACAATGACGATGAATCATTACATTTTTTCGATTACATTATTATATATTAGATTAGTTATAATGTAATATATTTAGCCATAATATTTTCCACTTATAATATATAATAAATTATCAATTTAAATGTTCAAATCTTTATCCAAATTCATTCCAAAAAATAAATTAAATTTAAAAGATGTTGTACAAAACAAATGGTTATTATACATATTATGTTTTATTGCATTATTATGTATAATATTTTGTGCATGTAAAAAGGATTACAATTCATTATTTACATTCTTATTAATTGGATTTATTATGTCATTTTTTATTAAAAATATGACAATTATATTAGGCGTATCTATTGCACTAACCTATATATTAAAACATAAATTTATTTCACGATACATGGAAGGTATGGAAGATAAAGGCACTGAAGATGAAGAAACTAAAGATGAAGAAACTAAAGATGAAGAAACTAAAGATGAAGAAACTAAAGATGAAGATGCAGCTGTATTTAAAGAAAATCTTGAAGAATTTGAAGGCATTCAAAAAAGAATTATTGAAGGTTTAGAAAAAATGGAACCATTAATAAAACGCGCAGAAACATTTGTAGAAAAATTTGATAAAGATTCTAAAAACCTTGAAAAAATAAAAACGAAAAAATAGAAAAAATAGAAAAAATAGAAAAAATAGAAAAAATAGAAAAAATAGAAAAA